GGCTTCCCCCGCGAGCGAAGGACATCCTCTTCAGTATCGTGATGGGTTTGTTCACCCGCCAGTCGAAGGCGGTGGACGCGACTGAATCCTACTGCTACGAATCCATCTCGCGCTTCCGGTGGCGCTCCTATGGGGGCCACTTCACTCCACAGCACGCCGGGATACCGGGGGTCGAGGCGCTGGGGACCAACTACGTGCAGCGCATGTGGGCCTTCTTCAACGAGATGGAGGACCAGCGGGTCCGGGATGAGACGTACTGGGAGGGCCTCAAGCTCATTGCGTCCACACAGTCGCCCAAGGGGGCCAAGAAACTCGACCAGCGGGACAAGCAGCTCTGGGAGTCCGAGCTGGGTCGCAGGCAGGCTGTTCAGGACAAGTTCTACTACCTCGCCACGGGGATTCTCTCCCCCGAGCAGGTCGAGGCCAAGAAGGAGATGGATGCCCTCTCGCTGCCCTCCAAGACACCGGAGCAGTTGGAAGAGGAAATGCGCCGCTGGGTAGCGGGCGAGGAGGATGCTCACGACAAGATAGTCAATGCCTACAAGGAGAGAATCACTGCCCAGCACGAGGCCGAGAAGGCCGAACGGGAAAAGAGGGCCGCCGCGTTGCGGGAGCGGTTGGCCATAGAAGAATCTTCCACGAAGCACTCGTCGCCCTTGGTGGGGTACACCCAAGAGCAACTCGCCCAGATTCTCAGGGAAAGGGAGGCTGGGCAGCCCGGTGGGAGGGTCATTCACATCACTGACCACGGGAGTCGAGATTTCCTCTATGAGAAATACTTAAAGAGGAGGCCCGATTCTGGGCTGCTCGCCACGGACGGGGAGAAGTTGGTGGAGCGCGAGGCAAAAGACCTGACGGAAGAGGTAGCAGCGCGTCAGGTCCAGTTCCGCACGGAACCCGGTGAAGGAGAGTAATGGCGACTGCTCATCAGAACCTCATCCGCGCCGGGGTCGAGCTGGACCTGTTCGGCCCGAAGGCGGTCAAAGACCTGAAGAAGGCAGCGGATACGGTCCAGCGGGATTTCTCGACTTCGATGGTGAAGGCCGTCGATAGCGGCTTCTCCGGCCCCCAGATGAAGAAGGTCAAGGACAAGCTCATGGGCATCTCCCAACGGCTGTCCGACACCTACATCCAGATGGCAGCGACCTCGGCCCGGCTCGCGGAAAAAGGCATCACCAAGGAGGAGAAGCTCCGGCTTGAGTCCGCCCGCAAGGTGGCCAAGGCCCAGATAATCCAAGACGAGAAACGCTGGCAGAAGGAGATGGACCTCCAAAAGAAAGCGATTTCCCGTAGAGCATCCACTCTTGCCAAGGTCGGGAAGGCAGGCAAGGGCGAGGAGATGGCCGCCGGAGCCGAGAAATTCGGGGAATCAATGGGGGCTGCTTTCTCGGACGTGGTGTCCGGGGACGTGAAGAACCTGTCGGGCCTCATCCGGCGCATGGGCGAAGGGACCAAGAAGATGGCCGCTGCCGCCGCGAAGAAGGACACGGGCGGCCCGATGGGTGCAATGGCGGGGACGCTCGGCAAGTTCTTGGCGACGGTTGGCCCGGCTTTGATAGCCATCGGGGCTGTCGTCGCCGGGTTTGCAGCTATCGGGAAGATGGTCCTCGACGCGGACGACGCCGCCAAGGACCTCAACTCGACCATCTTGGAGAGCGGGATTGCCGCCGGGGAGCTGGTAGACGAATACGGCGAGATGGGGAAGACCCTCGACCGGGTGCGTGAGTCGTTCTCGAAGGCGTTTAACTTCAATCGAATCTGGGGGACGACGGCCAAGGACCACCTCGAAATCCTCGGTGCCTACGCAGGCGCAGGCAAGGTCTTCAGGGAACTGACCGCTCAGACCAAGGGTTTCGCGGACCAGCAGGAGCGGCTCCGGGAAGCCACGTCAACCACCATGGTCTACGCCAAGCTGTTCGGCCAAGAGAACAAGACGATGGCCGAGTCGATGGCTTCGTGGATGGAGGAGCTGGGCGAGAACTTCGAGACGCTTCAGACGGGCCTCAGCGCCATCCACGGGGCGGCGATGGAGTCCGGCTTTGGGGTCAAGCGATTCTACGGGATGGTCCTTCAGGCCACCTCTGGCATGTCCATGTATAACGTCCGGCTCTCCGAGACTGCCGCGTTGCTCATCAAGCTCGGGAAGATTCTGGGCGCACGAGTCGGTGGTGATTTCCTTCAGCAGCTCACCAAGGGGTTCACCGAGGAGACGATGCAGGACCGTGTGAAGCGGGTCTACCTGACGACTGGGAAGATTGTAGGCGACGTAATCGAGACGGAGGCCGGGGGCATGGCCTCAGCGTTCGAGCGCAAGCTCAATACGATGAAGGAGGGGGACAAGGAAGCATTCCTAGCAGCCTTCGACAAGGCCGGAATCGCAAGACCCGTGGAGGGAAAGAAAGGAGCCGCAGCCTTCGCCAAGGCTCTGGCCGGGCTGTCCAAGAAGGAGAAGAGGGAATTGCTCACGGACGCCTCGTTGGCTGGGAATGACGAGCTGGTACGCGAGCTGGACAAGCTCATCACCCTGTCTTCGGGGATGAAGGGTGGCGCGTTGAATCAGGCAGCGGCCCTCGGGCAGCTCGGACCGGGCGGAAAGATGGCCATGCAGGCGTTCTCCGCGATGAAGCTGTTTGGCAAGACCCTCGACGAATTGACTCCCAAGCAGCGGATGGCGGTCGAAGGGGCCGTCGGTGTCTCTGGGGAAGCCTTCGACCAGTTGGCGATGCTGACAGGTCGTCTCCGGGGCTACCACGAGAAGCTGTCGGAGGTTCAGGCGGAGGCTAGGAAAGACACCACGAAGTGGGCAGCGGAATACGACGAGAAGCAGGCTGAGGAGATGGCCAAGACCTTCGGTGTCTACATTGACAAGGAGGGCAATCGGCGGAAAGCCATCTTTGACAAGGAGCGGGACGCAACAGGCAAACTGGTTGACGTGCTGCGCCAAGGGAAAGGGGAAGTCATCTCCGATGAATTCATGAATCTGATGGTGTCACAAGGGGACAGCTTCGAGGAACTGGCCAATCAAATCCCTGAAGACATCAAGCTCGCCCAAGAGCAGGTTCGTGAGACAACCAAGATGTCCAAGATTATGGAGCAGGGTGTCGAGCGTATTCTGGCTGACATCCACACTGTTGTAACGAGTATCTGGCAAATCCTTTCGGTGGAGCTTTTCGGTGGCCCCGACCAAGAACGTATCCAGAAGTTGGACAAGGACATCAAGTTGTTGCGGGAAAAGGAGCGCGGAGGGAGCAAGGAACTCAGTAAACTTGAGGCGTTACGAGCAGGTGCCACCGGGGACGAGAAGGAGGCGTACAGTCGGCTGATAAGGGAAAAAGAGGTGTCCTTGAGGGACATCACCGCCATGTTGGAAATCAAGCGGGGTCAACGGGAAGGTGTACTTGAAGGCGATGAAGACGCCGGGTACAGGAAAGCGTATGCCGCCATTGAGGCCAAGCTCGGCCCCGAGGAATTTGCCAAGTACAAGGAAAGCATGTCTAGGGTGATAGTGGAGAAATATGCCAAAGCCCCGTCCGGCACGCATGTCCCCGCTCATGCTTATGGGCAAGTAGAGGCGGTTCGTAGAGGTGGTGCGGTGCAGTCCCTTACCGGGGACTGGGAGCACTACGCCGCCGAAGACTTGAAGCAGGCGATGTTGCAGACCACCGAGATGGCGTCGGTGGCCCAAGCCATCGCTGCTGCGGAGAAACGCGCTCATGACGACGTTGTAGCCAAGGAACAGAAGGACAGGACGGCGGACAAGCGGGGGCGCAAAGAGTTCTTCCAAGAGTGGGAGAAGTTGAGGAAGAAAGAGTTGTCCAAGGAGCAGAGAGAACAGGATGAGGCGGCAGTTGCGGGACTGCTCATGTCGCTAACCGGCAAGTCCTACCGGGATATGCCGCAGATGCAGGTGCAGGCCAAGAAGTTCTTGCAAGGGGACTACCTCTCGACCGAAGAGATGCTGGGGGAGAAGGGAAGCGAGTTCTACAAAAAGTTGGGGGAGAAAGGGATTGTGTCGGGTGTCGCCCACGACATTGTGATGCAGATTGGGAGCCGGGGAGTGAAGTTCGCCCAGCGGGTGGACCCCGGAGACGTGGGTGTGTTCGCCAAGCCCGGAGGCGCTCTCGCGGGTGCTGGTGCAGGGGGCGGGGCCACCAATATCTTCCACCTCTACAACGACGGCCCCGGCTCGCTCAGAACCATCGAGAAAGCGCAGTCGGCTGGCGTGTTGCCGGGATGAGATAACTGATGCCTGCGAACCTTTCAGCCAGTGTCCTCCCTGTTTTCAAGGGGGCCTTCAACTCGCCGCAGGACGAGTTCGACCGCAACAAGGGCATCAAGCCGGTCGTGTTCGACATCCTCGCCCCGGACATGGAGACGAGCATCCTCCCCGAGGGCCTCAAGATGGTCCTCCACGTCAACCCGACTTCCATGTCCCTCACCTACGCGAAGGTCATCGAGCGCATCCAGACCAAGGGCGGCTACGTCGAGCAGCACTGGGGCGAGGGCGCACGGTCCATCAGCTTCGACATGGTGACGGGTGGTTTCATGCGGCTCTACTCGGGCCTCTCGAACACCACAGGCGGGCCGGGGGCTTACCCGGCAGGAGGCACCCGCCGCGAGACGTTGGCCTACGACAAGTACCTCGACCTGCTGGCCCTGTTCCACAACAACGGCTGTGTCTACGACCTCACGGGCCAGATTGTGTTCAACGGGGCCATCAAAATCACCTTCGACGGTGGCGTCTACATCGGGTGGTTCTCCGATTTCAACATTACGGAGGCGGCGGATAAGCCTTACCAGTTCGCCCTGACGGCTACCTTTACGGTCAGCTTCGAGGCACAGCGGTTCCGCACGCTGCCCTACCAGCTCGGGTACACACCGGGGCTGGGGACGGGGACTTCCCCGGACAGCCTCTTGGACTTCGCCCAGAACACCCCGGTCGGGGAAGGTGGCCTCGGGGAGGCCGCTCCGTTCTTGCTGCCTGATGGGCGCGGAGGAGGGGTCTGATGGCAGGGTTCACTTCCATGGAGACACTCACGTCTCCGCCCACGACCGCAGACGGCACCCCCTCCGGTGGAGGATTGCTGGCGGACGTTGGGGCGTTGAACGACTACGAGTCGGCCCGTGCCAAGCAGGTCGAGGCGGCGGTCGTTACACCTCCGCCCCCGGAAGCCTTCAAGGGGCTACGGACCGGCCCGGACATCCAAATCGAGTACGACGCCCAGCAGGCTGTCCCCATCGAGATGTCCAACGCCCTCCTGCGGAACCTGTCCCCCTTCATGATTCAGGTGGAACCACCCCTTGCGTTCGGGGAGGACGGGGGTCGCTTGAACGGGGACGAGTCCCCCGGTATCTCCCCGGAGATTTACAGGACGGCGGGGGCGTCTTCGGTGTCGCTGGTACAAAAGGCCCGAGCCAATCTGGCTGTGTCCGGTATCTCCGGCATCGACTACACCACGGGGTCCACTGAAGAGTACGTCGTTCAGAATTCCTCGGCAGGGACGGCCAAGAACCCGAAGGGCGACGGCACGCTGTCCGACGGCGCAGGGAACTCTACCAGCACCGCCCGTCTGGGGAAGCCCGCCATCGCGGACCTGCTGACGGCGGTGGACATCTCGATGCAGCTCTCGGCGGCCATGAACACGCCTCCGTTGGTGCTGCTCATCAATCCCTCGAACCTGCAAATCTCCATCTCGAAGATTCAGCAGTTCCAAGACCGTTCCCGCTTCGGGTACATCTTCCACGCATGGGGCGAGGACCAGCCCAAGCTGACCATCACGGCCAAGTGCGGTGCCTTTGTCTCCGGCGGTCGCGGGGTGAGCTTCGCCTCGAAGAACGATTCTGTCGCGTGGCAGAACCTCATGAACGCCTTTACCCTGTACCGGAGCAACGGGTACATCTACGACACGCGGGGTCGGTCCAACGCCCACCACTTCGTCGGGATGCTCTCCATCCACTACGACGGCTGGGTCTACTACGGTCACATGGGGTCGTTCTCCTACGCCTATCAGGACTCCCAGCCCAACGGCGGCATCGAGTTCTCGATGGAGTTCGTCGTCTCCATGATGGCGGACACCTCCTCCCCGTCCATGGCGGTCCTGCCGATGAAGGCACCCATGCCGAGTCTCCTTGACATGCGGTACACCGGCAAGTCCCAGAACAAGTCCGGGGAATACGCGGTGGGGGCTGGCACGGACGGACTCACCTTGACGACGCAGGGCAGGGAGGTCAGCCCGTCCGAGGTTCTCAGCACGCTGCTCCCGCAGGACGCTGTGCATGTCATGACGGGCGACCCCGATTACCAGACGCCGGATGCCACGCAGCTCGTGACGGGCAACCCTGACTATCAGACGCCGCGAGCCTCGGAGATAGGGCAGCCCAAGGGGGTCGCCCAGCAGAGTATGGGGACAGACGGGTTCCAGAGTTCCTCGGTGTCCTCACCTCTGACCGTCACACAGGCTGCGCCGGGCCGAGCGCAGCCTTTCAGGAGATAGGATGGGTGTCGAACATCGGCCATACGTCGGTAGCTGGCAACTGGCTGGCAAGCAGGTGGTCCAGCACACCCCGGATGCGCTGGTCTACCTGAACGGCGACTTGGCCATCCCCGGCTGCCCGAAGTGCAACGGCAAAATCGACATTCAGCAGTTCGTGACCGAGGTGTCGGTGGACGCCGGAGTAGAACCCGGTGGCGCGTCGGCCAGTTTCACACTGTCCATCCCCATCCACCACAACGAGGCGTTCGCCCGCGACGCGAAGTTCATCCTGCGGCCCGGCCTCGAAGTCCACATCTACGAGCGTGGGTACTTCCCGGTGAAGGGGATGTACTCGAACCTCGACCAGCCCCAGAACTTGAAGGACTTGGAAGACCACGACGAGTTCACGGTGTCGGGAGCGCCTCTCGCAGGTCTGGAAGGTGGCCATTCCACTGATGAATTCGGGGACATCGACTTCAGCAAGGTGCCAGACGACCTGAAGAACAAGTGGAAGACGCAAGGCATGGCCAAAGACGGGTATCCGTGGTCTACCATCTCCGCCGGGGTCGTGGAAGTCGTCGAGCGATATTGGCAGCAGAAGTACCCGAACGCCAAGGTCTGGATAGGCAGCCATGTCGATGGGCGCAGCGACTCAGCCAACCACGGTCAAGGGGCTGCCACTGACTACCGCGTGTTCTACTGGGACGAGAACGGGGACAAGAAGCAAGTTCCAGTAGAGGAGGTCTGGGCCGGGACGTGGGCGTTGGAGAATGCCGGGCGGCTACCAACCGGGGGCAACGGCTTCTACAAGAATCCCGAGACAGGGAAGACATCATCAACTCACTACGACTTTCGGGGCCACTACGGGTTCCCTTACCCCAAACAAGGTGGCGACCAATGGTTCCACATCACGCTGGCGGACGGCACGGAACTCAACACCGCCGATTCTCTGGCGTGGGCCAAGGAACATGGCGGCCAGCATCTCGTCGATGCGTACAATTCCGAGGGTGCGTCCCTGAACCCACCTGCCGTCGGGGACGAAGTGCCAAATCTCAATCAGGTTCTCGGGCAGGACACCCCGGAAGAGACAGACATCTCACCTGTCACGAAGCCCCCTGATTTCGGGGAATCGGCGTTGGATGAGGCTGGCCTGTCCGGCAAGGACATCGAGAATATCCTCGCGTACCCCTACTACCACGTCTTCCACGGGGTTATCACGCAGGTTTCGCATTCCTATAGCGGTGGGGTCCAGACTGTCTCCATCCAGTGTGCCTCGATGCTCCATTTCTGGGAGTACCAGCGTGTCTCGACCAATGCGTCGCTGTTCGGCGCACGCCCGCACAACTCGAAGCTCAAGATGTCCCTCGTGGGCCACAACTTCACGGGGATGCACCCCTACGAAATCATCTACAAGATGCACCACGACGTGGCCGGGTCCGCCGCAGGCGTGGAATGGGCGCTGTCCCATAAGACGAATCAGGACGCCCGCAGCCCGGTGACAGGGGAGTCCCTGTTCTCCCTGAACCTGCGCTACTGGGAACGTCGATTCCAGACACGGGACATCAAGCTCAGGATGCACGGGGCGACGGGGGAGCTGTTCAACTCCGCGCAGGCCGCGTGGCTCTCCCAGACCAAGAGTTCTCAACTGACCAGACTGATGCGGGAGCGGTTCGACAAGTCCGGTCAGGCGGACACGGGGAGCATCCTGCAACAGGCACTTTCCCTCGGGATGTTCAACAACAGGAAGTTGGAGGCACTTCAATGGCTTCGGCGTTCCCAGCCCGGTGGCACCAACGCCAAGACCCCGCAGTTCGAGATGAACATGGTGGAGATGCAGGCGTTCGTGGCCAACATCGGTAACTTCGGGCAGGTTCAACTGTTCGAGGCCACCTACGAATCGAAGCTCGACATCATCCAGAGAGTCTGTGAGGTCACGGGGTTCGAGTTCTACCAAGACGTGGATGGCGATTTCGTGTTCAAGCCGCCGATGTATAACATGGACACCTCGTCCTCGCGGGTCTACCGCATCGAGGACATCGACATCATCTCCATCAACTTCGACGAGAAGGAGCCGCAGGTCACGTACATGACCGTGAAGGGTTCCCAAATCAAGAATTTGGCGGGCCACGGGATGGAGAATGAGTGGGGCGTCAAGGGCCAGTACATCGACTACCGGCTGGTGGCCCAATTTGGCTGGCGGCCCGGCGACTACGAGACAGCCTACTTCAACGACCCCAAGAGCATGTTTTTCGCTGCCGTGAACCGCATGGATGTGATGAACGTCCCTACGACTTCGGCGTCGCTAACCATCCCGTTGCGGCCCGAGATTCGGCCCGGCTACCCGGTCTATATTGCGTACCTCGATTGCTTCTACTACAACAACTCCTTCGCGCACAGCTTCTCTGTGGGTGGTCAATGCACCACCACCATCCAGCTCGTCGGGAAGCGGTCCAAGTTCTACGCGCCCGGCAGGGTGGACAAGACCGGCATCGACGCCATCGACCTCTCCAATACCCGGCTCCCCCAGAGGCCGTTGGAGGTGTTGGACAAGGCGGACCGTCCCCGGCTGGCAGGCTTCCCCAACGTGGTCATGGCGCTCGACCCCGAGCAGCTCAACCCGCTGTTCTTTATCGTGGGGTCTGATGTTGCTGTCCTCGACAATGAGGACACCATCAACAATTTCCTGAAGCAGGCCGTCCAACTCAAAGTCCTGACGACCGAGGACCCCAGTAACCCCGGCCCTGTCTACAAGTCGGCGGTATCGGAGATGGGGAACATCTCGTTCTACTTCTCGGAAAGCGGGGGGTCGGCTCCGTCGGGTGCCAAGGACATCAGAAAGCTCGCTGGGGCCTACAACGCCCACAAGGCGGCCTACGTCCAGAAGCGGGACGAGCAACTGGCCAATATCAGGAAATGGGAGTCCGACCTCGTGACCCTCGATTCCCAAGTGCGGAACCTGAAGCCTGCGGCGGACCACAAAGTGGCGCTCGACAAGATTGCCAAGGACTGGGAGAAGCTGGAAAAGCAGATAAAGGATGCCAACAGTCATATTCGTGCGGAGGAGCTGGCTTTCTGGGAAACACTGGAACCGGGCCAGCAGACGGACATCTCGTACCTCAACCAGCTCATCTCGGTTGTGGGGGAGTCGTACAAGACGAAGCAGCAGACCGAGGGGGAGACGTTCGGGGACATCAACTCCCCGTCGAGCCTCCTCGACATGCTCTCGGACAAGAAGTCCATCATGACCAACGGGACGCTGCCCGGAACCTATCGGTATTACTCGGCTTCCCACCCGAGCAAGGAACATCAGGGACAACTACAGCCCAACTTCAAGGTGAAGAAGTCGGTGGATGACAAGGCCGTCGAGACATCCAACCCATTCTTGGAGGCCGTCTGGAAGGGTCCGAAGGTCATAGGTTTCGTGGAGGACTCCAAGAAGACGGTCGCTGCTGGGGACAAGGTGCCTGCGGCGACCCTCGGGGAGATGGAGCCGGAGTGGGGCATCAAGGTCTTCACCAACAACCCGGAAGCACCCAGCGGCGAGGTGTTGCCCACCAGTGAGATTCGGGAGTTGATGTTCGCCTCTCACAAGGTGTCCCTGAAGAAGCCGCTTACGACGACTTCGCCCAAGTCCTCCCACCCGGACTTGACCAAGGGTTCCCAGAAGTCACTGGGGACGGCCTTCTATCAGAAGGTGCTGGCCTCCTCGGACGAGGAAACCCGATTGACCTCCACCCTTGGGGCCATCACTAAAGGCCCGTGGGAGGAACTGGCCCAGAAGTTTGTGGATGCAGCGGTGGCTGCTAAGGCCGCGCTGCCAGCGGCACAGCAGAACAAAGTGCCAGCGTTCCCTGCACTTGCCTTTCCCTCGGGGATAACCTTCCGCAATACATCCATCCCGATGAGCGCCGTGATGGGGGAGTACGACTTCATCGGGGCCACGGCGGGAGGGGACACGGCTTTTTCAGGAGGCGGCGGCTACACCGTTGAGCAATTCTATAAAGCCGCTTCAAAGGGCCTCGGATACCGTCTGTTTCGAGATATGGAGAGCGCCCGGAAGTCGTGGTTCAAGGTCATGAAAATCTCCCAGTTGAGCGAAGAAGATGCCAAGCTGGCCTTGAGTACCTTCAACGGGTTGGCGGGGGCGGGAACGAGCCAGCGCCGGTCGAAGGTGAAGACGCGGAAGCTCAAGACCTACAAGGGCAACGTGCAGAGTCCCGTGTTCCCGGTGTCCGATGCAGGCGGCTACGAGGTCATCGGTGCTTTCCGGTATGGCCGGGACGTGGACATCGACCCGGAAGGGGTCTTCGCCGTGATGCACGCTCAAGACCCTCTTCAGCTCCTCGACAAGCACACCATCGACCAAGTTGTGCGGGCTTTCATCAAGGGCCAACCCATCACGATTACGACGACCGAAACGGGGCTGGACGGGAAGACGAAGACGGTCAAGAAGACACTAGCCGCCCCCGAGGCCCGGACCGCCTTGGAGAAAATCGTCTTAGAGAAGCTCCAAACCCGGTTGACCGACAAGCAGATTCTCGACCTCGGGCTGGCCGTGGAGACGGACGACCCGAATGTCCTTCAGTTCGGACTGTCCAACTGGTTCGCGGAGAAGGGCAAGGACGGTATCCAGAAGGTGCCTATTAACAACGCGGCCTACTCTCTGGCAGACATGACCTTGGCCGTCGGCAAGAACGTCTGTCAGTGCAAGATGGCCGAGGCGAACACCCTCCTCGAAGCGGCGGGGCAGGAGGACTTCGTGAAGTTCGTGGCCCCCGCGACCACCGTTCCGACAGACTACGGCGATGGCACGCAGGACCGGGTGACTTCATGGCTCATGTCCACGTCGGCAGAGCGGGCGGTGGGCTGGCAGATGTCACGGGACGCCCTCGCGGGCAGCCTGCCGGACCAGCGACCTACCTCCATCGTGGACACGATTAAGGGGTCGAAGGAAGCGTTTGACGCAGCAGGGGCAAAGACCGGCGCAGCAGTGGCCGCGCTCGGGCCTGCGGTGACGAATATCGTGGATGCCTCCGGTAATCTTCAGAGCGCGTTTACGCAAGGAGCCGAGGAAGACTGATGCCGGAAACCCGCAGACCTGTAGGAGTGCTGGATACCGTTTCTCGCGGGGCGATGCGTTCCACCACGACCAAGGCGAAGACCGACCTCAAGAAGATGCGCCCGGAGACGGGTTGGGGTCTGGGGGTCGCCAAGGTCGTCACCATCGACTACGAGGAGTTCTACGTCACTCTACAGACGCTCACAGGGGCGTCCGACACCTTCGAGCGTGTGCCCATCCCGTTGACCTTCCCCGGAGCAGGGGCGAGGCACTTCTTCGGCGCAATGCCCGAGGTGGGGGACACTTGCATCATCGGCTGGCTGCCACAGGAGAGCAGCAACTCCCAAGGCACCCGCTCCCCCGTGATTCTGACGTGGATTATCCCCGGAGTCTGGCCCGGTCGTGAGTGGCTGACGACTGGCGAATTCGGAGTGGACGAGTTCGACCAAGAGTCCCCTGTGGACCGGCAGTTCGCGGAAGGTGCCTACAACCGCGTCCGACACAAACTCCGGCACGCCCAGCCCGGTAACGTGGTGGCCAGCTCGTCTCAGGGGGCGGATTTCATTCTGGACGAAAGCGTCCGGCTCGCCAACAGGCGTGGTAATGAGTTCCGCCTGCGGGACCAAGACCAAGCGGCCATTCTTCGGGCCTTGCAGAGTTTCCAAGCTCTTGCTGGGGCGCGAGTCTACGCCGGGATGGTGCAACGGGACGCACTGGCCCTTCACCCTTCCATGGTGGGGGATGACAATCTTTGGGATGGCAGCCGCCAAGCATCCGCGAAGGAGCCGGTCAGTGACCTTGGCCTGCCGACAGACCAGCAGTCTCCTGAAGGTTTCCTGACTCCTGCCCGTATCCTGCGGAAGGGCCTCAAGGATGCGGAAGGCGGCTATCTCGGGCGCAGCTTCCTCGGGGACAACCCGTACCTCGACCCCTACGAGTTCATGCGTCTCGGCGGATTCATCGACGAGACGGGCTTCGTGGCCCCCGGCACACAAGAGCCGGACGCTATCTACGGTGGGAAAATTATCTACCGTGTGTCCTCCCAGTCTCGGGATAACGCGCACCTCGACCCGGACAAACCGACCCTGACCGAGTACCGCATCGACGTGACACACACCTCGGATGGCCGCCTCCCTGTCACCGAGCAGACGGACGGGTTCGACGCGGAGCGGCTTCCCTCGACTGACCCGTCCTCAGCTCCCGAGGGGCTGCCGCCGAACATGCCTTTCATCGAGTGCGTGATGGGGTCGGTGGTCGGGAACGACCCGTTCTCCCAGCAGGGCCGGACCATGTACGGCCTGCCCCTCCAAGCCATTATCTTCGATGGAACGACTCCTTCCCCACGGCTCGAAGCGGCCAACATCCCTCTTCCGGGGTCCGGGGTTCAGCCGACCCCGCTGGAAGAACAGGCTGCCACGCTGATGAAGCTGACACCGCCCATCGGACCCGGCGGCCCGGAGACGTTCTGGTCCCTCAACAAGAAGGGGCAGCTCAAGGCATCCATCGGGGGTCCTCCGGGAGAGTCGTCCATCGAGGCATACCTCCACGGCGGCCTGAAGCTCGGCATGGGCGGGAAACTCGAACTGCTGCTCAACGGCCATGTGAGTCTCGGCACCCGGAGCCAAAACAGTCTCGACCTCTCGTCCGAGGCCGGGCAGGTCAAGATTTTCGGGGGCGGAGGGCCGAAGGACGCCTCGGACAAGGTGGAGTCCGTCTCGGGTTCGGGCCAAGGCTCCGGCAACCTGCCGTCGGTGGACATCCAAGGGCGCACCAATGTCCGGGTGAAGGCCGAGAAGACCGTGTTCCTGAAGGGCAACATCATCGACGGCAACGCGACCTCGGTGCAGGTCACGGCCCACCAGAATATGGACCTGAATGCCACCAAGTCGATGTCCCTCACGACGGACGCTTTTCACAAGACTGTCAACGGGAAGGCCCAAGAAAGTTACGCCGGGCCGAAAGGGCTTCTCCCGACCTCGGGGCCGCTCCATGAGCGGAATTACTCGCCCGCGTTCCCCGGAATGGTTGCAGAAAAAGTCACCTATACCTCGGGGGACCGGCGAGAAAAGTTCACCCTCGGAAACCACAAGACGGAGATTCTCGTCGGCAACATGACCTTCGACCTGAAGCTCGGTGTGTGGAAGGCCAAGGCAGTCACAAGCAGCATGGAGCTGAGTTCATCGGGCATCACCGGGGCGGCCAAGGCGGGGAACGTCTCGTTGAAGGCATCCGCCGGGACGGCCACGATGGAAGGTCAGGCGGCGGCCACGGTTTCCTCTGCCGCAGGGACAGCCACGCTCAAGGGAGGTTCCGGGGTCTATCTCGGTGGCCCCATCTCTGGGCCGGACCAAGGGCCAATCATCTGTGCCGGGTCGCTCGACCCCTTCACGAATTTGCCTTTCTCTACTTTTGGCATGGGAGCCAAGTCCCATATCGTCGGTAGTTAGTTTATGGGACGCCCTCTAACAAGACAACACAGTGAAAGGGTCACAATGGGTGCGCCGAAAATTAGCGTTGAGGAGCTGATTGGGCAGCAGTTTGGCGAGCTTACTCTGCGGGGGGCCGCCCCGCCCCACAAGAATGGCCGGACACAGGCGACGTTTCAATGCTCCTGTGGGGCTTCGGTCATCAAAGTTCTCACCAAGGTCCGGTCCGGCCACACGCAAAGCTGTGGGTGTCTGAGGGGGGCTTCTTGGAGAGCGTTTCCTGAAGCAGAGATGGTGGGAAAGAGATTCGGGCGGCTCGTGGTAGAGGGTCGTAATCAGAGAAGCACGCAGTCAGGGGGGACTCGGTGGGACTGTCGTTGTGATTGCGGGAAACGGAAAGTGGTGTCTTTATCCAACCTCTCTAATGGGACGACTCGAAGTTGTGGCTGCCTCGCCAAAGAATCCGCCTCGGCCATGGGGCGTCGCCGGAGGGGGCAGAGGGCGCATAATTGGCAGGGTGTGGGCAAGATACCTAAGACCTTCTGGTCCAACATCCTGAACAACGCCCAAGCTCGTGGGTTGGAGGTCGGTGTGTCCTTACGAGAGGTGTGGGACTTGTTCAAGAAGCAGGGCGGAAAGTGTGCCTTAACCGGACTTCCCATTCACTTCCCGCCCGTCGGGGCGCGGAAGGGGACCGCTTCTTTAGACCGAATCGACAGCAGAAAGGGGTACGTCGAAGGGAACATCCAGTGGGTGGACAAGCGGGTGCAGCAAATGAAATGGGACATGGACCAGCAAGAGTTCTTCCGGTTGTGCCGACTTGTCGTCGAGTCCCACATCGTTGGGCCTTGAGGAGAATATGGCACTGAACCCCGGCATCCTCTACTCCTCGCTCTCCTTGGCGCGGACTTCGGGCATCCACTCCTTCGGCGGGGTGAACTACGACCGGATGGCGCTCGGGGTTGCAAACGGAGTCTCCCAGTGGGGAATCATGCAGCCGCAGAACCTCGGCTTGACCGGGTTGGCAACCGGAGTGTCCGGCGGAGGAGCTGTGAACCCCGTGGCCTCGAAGGTCATCGTGCCACCCAATCCGGGACTGGTGCAGGCCGGGCTGGCCGGGGCCGGGATGGTGGGTCCTCTGGCGCAGAGCCTCGCCCTCGCCATCTCAACCGGCATCTCGACCGCCTTCAACGCATCGGCCCAGTACGTGGGACCGGCGGCGGGCGTCGGGGTGGGGGCGGATGTCTCGAAGATTACGGTGGCCAATTCGGCCTCCCTCGTCGGTATGTTAATGCAGACCTTGACCGCGACTCTGGGGCCGGGGCCAGCCCTCAGCATGATGGCAACCGGGCTGGGCATTGGAATAGCCAGCCTATTGTTACAGGGTACTGGGGCAGGTGCAGTTGTAGGAGTGCCGACAGTTCCGCCGGTTCCGATGTCCGGGCCGACGGTTTGCGTGGTGGTGTAACGGATGGGTTTCTCCTTTGACGGATGGGTTCTGAGGCCGCCTCGAATCGCGCCCTCGAACTCGGCATCAACCGGCGAGCCGGTGACGGGAGTCCTCCGGGACGCTCGGGAAGTCCCGCCAATCTACGCCTTGGAACCCCAGTCCCCGGAGTTCGTGGACGCTCGGGCCGACCAGTACCGCACCGCTGTTCTCGAAGCTCCCGGCACCACGCCTGTCGAGTACCTCCTCTGGGCGGCCAACACGGCCCAGCTCGCGGTCGCGCTCGACCCGGACTGGTGGACCGAGGAGGGCTTCGGGACCATCCCCATCGGTGAGCTTCAAGTCACCGACGACACTCCTGCGGTGATTCCTCCGGGCGACCCGACCCCCGTGAACTACGGCTTCTTCGAGGACGGGACCAGCCGGGTCGTGGTGCAGGACAACGGGGACAGGTCCATCGGGAACATCATCGCCCTCGTCATCTCCCGTGGCGACGTGGACGACTACGACGACGAGGGCTGGACGGACGAGGACGACCTGTCGGCCACCCCCATCCGGGAAGGGACGAAGCCCTACATCACGGTGCTGCTCACGGCGCTGGACCAAGACGCAGACGCGGGCCTCGTGCGCCTGACCCGCGAAGACCTCATCCCGGAACCGCCCTACGACACCGGGCAGATTCTCGATGTGCTTGAAGGCGGCCTCTCAAACGACCGGGGCGACCGCATCCGGGAGGTCCGGTACGCGCTGGCCCCGGCCAAGTTCTGGTGGACGCGCAACGACCGTTACGAGACTCGGTTCGGGTGGAACGGCACGACCCAGAAGTGGGAGCCATACAAGGGGACCGGCTCCGTCAATGTGGGCAAGCTGCTCCTCGACGAGATGTACCAGCTCGACCCCAAGGTCACGAATCTGCCGGTCAACTCCTACCTGCCGGGCGATTCGGCCACACCGGATGCCTACGCCATGATTCGCCTCGGGGAGAACCCCGGAGCGGCGAGTACCCCGGTGGACATGATTCGGATTCGCCCGGATAGCGAGGTCGAGGACGGTTACGACTTTTCCAACGACCCCACGGCCAAGGCGGTCATGGGCCGCTCCAACGGCAAGTTGGAGTTCAACCCCGCCTACGCGGCACAGCACGCTGGCAAGACCATCTGGTACAGCTACAAGCACTTCTTCGAGACGGCGGACGGGATTGTTGGCCCACTGCGGGACGCGGACTTCCAACCGCTGTTCCTCGCGCCCATCCCCGGCCCGACGGACCGGCCCCTTCTGAAGCTCGGCAACCGGCGATACCTTCAGCCCATCCTCGTGGCGACAGACGCTCTGCTCGAAGCGGCGGCCAGTCCCGCAGTGGGTCAGGTCGTTCTGTCCCTGTCCACGGGCCGCCTGCGCCTCAGCCCGGAAGACGTGGCCAAGTCCGACCCGGACTCGGTTCACTTCGACAAGCACTTCTTGGGCGAGGACGTGGTGTACGACGGGGTGGCCCTCAATGCCATCTCGCAGCCGACCAAGGAGCCAACCAAGCTCCTGAACGAGTCTGGCGGTGTCGCCATCGTCGGCACTGCCACGGAATACTACCTGCCCTGTGAGGAGGTGTTGCCCGAGAACTTCGTGGGTTCGGACCCATATCGCGGACTTGGCAAGTCCGGGATGTTGGATGCGCCGGACGCCACGGGAGCTGTCCCCAAGTACCCGCTGCTCGACGCGAGCGTGCGACCCGGTGGAGATGATTCCACGGGCCAGAACACGGGCCGCCTGCGGCAGGTCACGGATGGAGTAGGCGACACCATCATCTTCTCGAAGAAGGGTGCGGTCGCAGCAGTCCTTGTGGTGGACCGCGAAGACGACCTGCCCTCCCAGCCTTACAAGGTCCAGAAGGGCGAAGCCTACGTGGCCCGCGAGATGGGGGCGCACGGTTCCCGCGTCATGTTGAGCAGGGACGACTTGGACGACTGGCAGGGAGGCACGCCGGGCGAGCCGGTCTACTTCCTTCAGGCGACCGTGACCCCGGCGACCTACACGACGCAGGCCCGGCTCATCTCCCGCAACCGTGACATCTTCCGGTTCGAGGAGGCCCAGACCCTCTACTTCGCCATCGACGGGACGCCCTACGAATGGACAGCTCCGACAGCCCAGAGCTTCTACACGCCCGAGGAGGTCGCGGCGGACCTCATGGCCAACTCGGTTCCCCCACTTCCCGCCGGGGCGGCCTACGCCCAGAATGGTCGCGTGGTCCTCGAAGCAGCCGACCCGGACACGGGGTCAATCGAAGTTGGCTGGGGTGCGCTGGGTTCCGGGGGCGTCCCGGTGAAGGACTTGTCCGGGGCCGCCGTGCTGGGATTCCTGCCCGGTTGGAGGGCGGACGGCGGGGTCGAGAACTGGCTCCCGGACTCGGGGGCAGCTCTGGGGATGGCCCGCAGCCCCATCAACTTGGACCGGGCCGATGCCACCCCGGACATTCGGGACCGTGACCGTATCGAAGACGGAATCCTCACCAAGGATGTCCCGCCGACACCTTTCTACTTCCTGAACTACCCGCCTTTGCAGGACATCGCGGGTTTCGACGAAGGGGTCTTCTTCAACCTTCAGACCATCATCACCGACGGCGACGATGTGCAGGTCGTCAACAAGCCCCTTCAGCATTACAGGGACATCATCCACCGATTCGGCCAGCGGAAGTTCGACTGGGTGGAGCGGGACACCATCGAGGGGACCGTGGACACCATGACCACGACCCTGAACCTCGGGGAGACAGCCGTGTCCCCGGAGTCGATGCTCGGTGCGCCCGGCATCGGAGGCGGCCTCTACATCTCGCCCGACGGCGGCCCGAGGGTCCTCCAAAGTCAGGACAACGACTACGTGCTGCCCCAGAACGGCACGCCCGGTACGGTCATCCTCGTCGAGCGGTTCGGCTCGCGGGTTGCCTCCGGCGCTCAGGGGAGCTTCCAAGAAGGCGGGACAGCTTTCACCGACCCCTTTGCTGACTACACGAACCCGGCGAACCCCGTGCAGGTGGGCTACCGGCTCAAGGTCGGGTCCAGCGACGCCGAAGGTTCCTACACGGTGCAGGCCATCACCAGCCCGACCGAGCTGGATGTGCTGCCTCCGTTCCCGGCTGCGTCCCCCAACCCGGTCGTCTGGGAGGTGTTCCAAGGCTTCACCCGTGATGTGTACGACCCCACGGTCATCGCGGACATCACCTACAAGGACTTCAACCACCTGCAAACTGAGCCGTTCAAGGTTCTGATGCTCTCCCCGGTGGGGGCAGTTCCGGCCACGACTCCGGCACCTCCCTTGCAGGCCAACATGGAGGCGGCCCTGTCCAGTGGTCGGCTCATCAACATCAGGTACGGCCTCATGTTGGCCACAGCAGCGAACACGGCCACTCTGGTTGAACTCACCCAGACGGAGCTGGGGCCGATAGCCAACAACGTGCTGGATGTCCCCGCTGTCACCTCGACCCGATTCACCACCGAGTCTTTCTCCATCCGGGTCGGGACGGTCCTCTACAGCCACGGTTCTGGGCTGAACCCGGTTGCTTCCTTCAGCCCGGACCCCGGCGACGCTATCGAGTACCTGACAGCGGTATCCGGGCCAGACCCCGTGGGCCGCCTCAAGTTCGGGTCCAACGTCCTGACCTCTTACGCGGCGGCCCCGGTCTGGTACGTCGAAGAATTCCTGCCCGCCGCCGACATGGCAGCCCTCGAAGTGGAGTATCGACCCCAGACAGGGGACCTGAACTTCTCGGCTGCCGACATGGCCGCCTTCGAGGGGACCACGGCCTATTTCGTCGAGCAGATGATTACCGAGCAGCGCCGCGATGTGTCTCTCAGTCCTCTGCTGGGAGCCTTCGCGTTCACCACCCCCATCCCGCAGGACTCCTCCATCGAGGTCGAATACTGGCGGGCGGACCTCGAAGGCCGGAAAGTGGGGGAGATGATTACCGAATTCCTCCCGGTCTTCGTGAGGGCCGAGGCAGCAGTCCGCACGGCCCGGAACACCTACACCTTCGGGTCTGAGGACACGACCATCGACCAGCGTATCGAGCCGACGGTCTACATCGGCCCGATGATGCAGAACTTCGGGACCACCGATTACCTCGTGGACTACCCCCGTGAGCTGAACGGCAAGGGCCGTCTCACCTTCGTCAGGACGGTCGAGGCGCACATTCCGGTCACGGTGTCCTACGCGGTGTTCGAGGCTCAGGGTGGGGAGCAAGCCTACGAGTCCTCTCAGAAGCCGGTCTACAGGCCACCCTTCTTTATCAAAGCGGGCGTCAGCGAGTTTGGCGTCTGGGGCGACCGGACGGCGGAATTCGAGCTGGGCCAGATGTTCCGCATCGGGGAGGAGTGCTTCTACGTCACGAAGCTGACCTACTACCCGCCGCGCACTGACTCAGAAGGACGGGACAAGGGGGATGTGACCGGCATCGGCATCTTCCCCACGACCACCAACGAGGTCGGCACCCGCGCTCCGGGCAACGATGTCATCACGGTCGTCACCTCTGAAGCTGTGGCCACCGAGGTCACACCGCATGGGGGCAGCCCGACCCCGACGAATGCTCCTCTGGGGTTCATGTCCGAGGTGGACACCAGCGTCTTCCCCTTCGAGCCGGTGAGCCGGGGCCAGAAGCACATCACCTTCACGGGCGACCTGACAGAGTTCGCGCAACCGGGTCATGTATTCGAGCTGGACGGTTCGCCCTTCACCATTTCCGAGGTGACACTGAACGACGACGGCACTCGGACCAAGATTTCGGTCACGTCCGGCTTCCGCAGCGGTTTCTCCATGGACACCCCGCCGCTGGTGAAGCTCTCGTACCGACCCATCTACCCGCCCGAGAGCCGCGACTTTCTGGGGGTGGGGCCGATTCTCCTCGACGAGCCGTATGAGCTGGTCCTCGACGGGGAGACAGACTCCGCCGGAAATCCGTTGCCGGGACGCACCCTTGCGGAGGGCGTCGAATACAGTCTCGACCCCGGCACGGGTAATTTCCAGTTGCTCGAACCCGTGCAGGCCGCCCTGCAACCGGGCCAGTTCCTCCATCTGTACTTCACACGGATACGGCCTCTACAGCCCTTCCTGAAGGACGGGGTGGTGGCGACCCCTCGGTACGCGGCAAACTTCCTCTACGGGGCCATCCCGACCGAAGCAAACGGCCTTCTGGGGGCGTTGCTGACCGCGACCTACACCTTCTATAACCCGGACTCCTTCTACTTCCGGTGCGTCCGGTTGCCTGCCTTCTTGGGTGAGGCGGCCCGTGAGGCTGTCGAGGAGATTACCTCAAAGCAGCCTGCGAGCGGCGCACCGACCACGGCGGGAGGCGGAGACGAGAACTGGGAGCTGGGTCGGAACGGCCTTCTGGGTGAGCGGTCGAATCTCGAAGACAAGGACCGGGCCGCCCGGACGTTCCTTGACTTCTACAACCAGAGCATCGAAGCGTTCGAGCAGGTCAACGAAACCATCTCCGGCGGCTTCATCGGGGACCGTGACGGCAAGTTCCGTTTCTTCGTAGGCCATGACAAAGACTGGCCGACGCCGGGATACGAGGACGCCATCTCCGGCCTCGTACAGCCACGCCACGTCTGGTCCGAGGTCTACAACGAGGCTCGCCCGGACATCGACCTCACGTACCTCGAATCCGATTGGATTGTGGCCCCCAGCACCGTGGCCATCAGCGGCGGAGTCATCGACGGGTTCCTCCCGGACCCCTCCCAACTTCGAGATATGACCGCCCGGCAAGGGCAGCTTGTCCAGAATGACGTGGACGACCGGGTGTTCATCCAGCTCGGCAAGCGGCACATCGCCCGGACGACCTCCTTCCCATTCTTCGATTACAAGGCCAAGGGCATCTACGCCCGGATGACGGACCAGCACCGCTTCTCCCGGCTCTATCCGACGCTGACGCGGGCCTTCCTCATGACCTATCCGGGCGTGGGGGCTGAACCCGAGGCAAATGACTTCGGGGTCTACACTTACGGGCGAAGCATCGACGGGAGTCGGCAGAGTACGCATGGCGAAACCATCGGGCAGCTCTACAACCCGGTCCTCGAAGACATCACCACGGTCGTTACGGCGGACCTTGGGCTGCGTTTTGCTCGTGGTCGTGTCTGGGCTTACCAGCCGGACGGCATCCCGGCAGCGGTCTTCACGGGCGGGACGGAGCCTGTGATGGCCATACCCGACCCAGCCATCATCGCCTTCCCGGCGCTTCTCCGGGATGTTCCGCTTGACCCGGACACCAACTACCCGGATGACGCACAGCTCCTCTCGCAAGGCGGCTCAATCCCGGATGCGGGGAGCGGTGACTACGAGCTGGCGGTGCCGGGTTTCTGGCAGGGGCAGCAGCTCCGTTGGGGTCGGCCCGACGGCACGACCTACGAACTGTACGACAGGGACAACCCCATCGACGTGGACGGGGAACCTTCCTTCACGGGCATCTTCGTTCGGGAAGTGCTGTACGGCTGCGTCATCCTCCTTCAGGACGCCGACGACAACCCCATCGCGGACTCCGGGCGCGTACTCATCGGGCTGACCCCCGACTCGGGTATCCCGCTCCACGAGTTCCCGGCGGAGCAGGGCGACACGGTGTTCGTGGGGCCGCCCATCGGGTCCATGACCGGAGTTGGCCCCAACGAGTTCCAAGACCCGCCTGAATTCGTGGACTTCGAGCGGATGGCCAACGCGCTGGACAGCTACCGGACGGGCTTCGACTTGGACATCAAGTCGGACGGGCGACTGGTGGACAAGACCTACCCGTCGTTCCACGACCCCTTCTGGTTCGGCTTCAAGGAGCTGTTCGGCCAGAAGCCCCCGGACCCCATGACTGCTATCGAAGGGCCGGTCGAGTTCCTCTACATGGGGCAGAACCCGCTCGGTGTGCCTGCGCTGGACGGAGGCATCACGGACGAC